TGTTTACGCAACTGGTGATATTACCGGGTCGCCTACCATTACCGGCTTGACGAACACGAACACGTCGGCGCTTTATGACACTGACGGCACCACGCTTATTGGTGGCGGCCTCGTCATCAACGTGTGGCCTTTATCGGATGGCGTGACGCTGATTTTTGCCGTCAAGACGGGCGGCGAAAAGTGCTATCTGTACAAGGCCAAGTATGTCGCAGGAAACTGGAACGTCGGGAACAATTCTCCGAACTACGACAACAAAGCTGCCATTACCCGCGTCGGAGATCTCGGCGGCACGCATACAGCAAACATCATTGCGCTACATCAACGGTCGCTGTGCGAAGCGACCATCAGCGGATCTCGACGACTTATCTTCGGTGAGTACAACATCGCAACAGGGCGTGTGGCTGGCGGAAGCAAGGATCAGGTCAGAGTGTGGCAGTCATCTAACGATGGCGACACATGGACGGCGCTTTTGACGTTCAACACCGCAGGCGCGCACGTTTGTGACCACATCCATTCGGTCGTTCAAAATCCATACGACGGTTCGATTCTGTTCTGCGTCGGGGATATTGCAAACGGCGCAATCATTCGATGGGATGGTACTAGTGCGGCCCCGGCAGCTAACTCGTCTTTTTCGACGATTGCGGCAACAAGTGGATGGAAGGCTTACTACGGAGTACAGAAGTACACCACAGGAGACGTACTATTCGGCCAAGGCAAAGCGTTCTATTTGCCCGATGTGGATCAGGTGGCGCAGGGCGGTCAGTATGTCATGGAATTCGACTATGGTTTTACCTACGCATTCCCTTCCGTGTCGTTTTCCAAGACCGATCAACTGCCGCCGTTGATCGGCGCACGCAATCAGGATGGCATGACCATCTATGCTTCGCTTATCGCCGCAACTACGGCGGAGCCATATTTTCATGTATGGGGATCGGCGGACGACAGGACGTTCAGGCGCATCGGAAAGCTGTACCAGTACGCCAACACCGCAGATGTGCCGGTTATTGCAACGCTGAATAACGTGTTTTTCGACAACTCTGGCCGGGTCATTTTCTCGGCTGTGTCCGGGCGTGGCGGAAAGCTGAAAGGGGGTTCTAGCATGGGATCAACTTCGGTCGTGTGCAGCCTGTCTGTCGCGAAGATCGGTACGGCAGAAGTTACACCGGTACTCAACTAACCAATCCCCTCTTGCACAAGGAAAACAAATGTTCCAAGAATTCCCCAAGTGGATCAGCGTTCCCGGCCATGAGGATGGTGGCGTTGTCGTCTTTAACGCAGAAGAGGAGAAAATCTATGGGATGCAAGAAAAAGAAGCCTCCGAAGAAGTGAAGCGGAAGCCAGGTCGTCCTAAGAAGGTGTCGCAATGAGTACAGCACAAGACATTATCACTCGCGCCCTTCGCTCTTTGCAGGTTGTCGCACAGGGCGAGACTCCCGATGCTGACCAACTGAGCGACGGGCTTGTGTCGCTGAACGACCTGCTCTCGGCGTTGGGCAATGAGCGTTTGATGGTCTATCAGACTGTCCAAGAGACAATCACGCTTGTTGGTGGTCAATCCGCCTATGATATTGGCGTCGGTGCCACTTCGCTGAACACCTCCATGCCGATTCGTATCGAACGGGCATTCATTCGCCTGAACGGTATCGACTACCCGCTAGAAATCCTCACCCGCGATCAATATCAATCCATCGCGTCAAAGTCGGATTCCTCCGACATTCCATCCGGTCTGTATTACGACACAGGCTATCCAGAATCCATTATCCGGCTTTCTCACGCGCCCACTGGTGGAACGCTATATATTGACTCTTGGAAGCCCCTCACGGCGTTTTCTACGCTATCCACGACCGTCTCCCTTCCCAATGGTTATGAACGCGCACTAAGGCTTAATCTCGCTGTTGAACTGATGCCGGAATACGGCGTGCAGAATCAGATGATTTACGGGCTTGCGAAAGAGGCAAAGGCTGGAATCAAGCGGGCGAACCATACGCCGGAAGTCATGTCGTTTGACGCAGAAATCCCGCAGCGCGTTACTTTTGATATTCAGGGGGGCTAATGAGACTCCCGCTTGTTTCTGAACTCGTCAGTAGGGACGGGACGACTGACCGCGATGCAACTCTGAAGAATGGTCTTGTTGAGATTAACGGGGATCAAGCCGTAACACGCAAGCGCCCAGGAATGCAGGACGCTGGTTCCATTGGTGCCGGTTCTGCTCAGGTTCTTGCTGCGTGGCAAGGGAAATTGCTTGGCGTTGCCGGTGATCTGATTACCTCTAGCATTGTCACGACCGGAGAACCGGAAAGCGGTGCGCTGCAGACGTATGCAGGGAAGGGGGTTTGCTATGGCGTTGCATCTAACGGGCAATATTCTGTCGCGGCGTTTGATCATGATTTGTACAGATCAACAAATTACGGGTCTTCGTTTTCCGCTTCTCTGAACATCGGAGGTTCGCTATTCAGTCAGGTGGTCTATGGAAACGGTGTATTCGTCGCCGTCATCTCTTCCGCAACTACGAATGACATTCGCTATTCGAACGACAATGGGGCAACGTGGAATAGCGCAACTTCGGGTTCTAGCGTAGCCAAAAGCCTTTCTTTTGCTGGCGGTTGCTTCTTTGTCACCGGATCAAACGGCAAGTTATTTACCTCCACCAACGGCTCGTCTTGGACTGACCGCACGATTTCAACGACTAACGACCTGTCGCCGTTCGTTGTCTATGGTGGCGGGCAATGGGTGGTTGGAACGACTCAAGGCGTTATCTATTCGGCAACAAACATTTCATCTTGGACTGCCAACCCTGTTCAGCCCGCCTCTCCTGTCGTCTATGGAAATGGTGTGTTCGTTGGCAATGATGGTGCCGATTTGTATGTGTCGACAGACGGGCTTACTTACACCCTTGCCTATGTAACAGGTGATTCTCTAGTTCCAACTATTGCATTCTCTGACGGCGCGTTTTGGGCAAGACAAGACGCCGGAAACCTGCTGTTCTACTCAACGGACGGATTTGATTGGTACGCGACCTCCAACACCAGCGCAATCACAGGGGCAAAGACGTTTATCGGGGCGTTTGAAAGCGGGATTTTTATTGGTGGCGGATTAACCGACGCAACGATTTATCGCTACCAGCTCGTTTCAACTGAAACGGTCACAGTACAAAACTCGCTATCCCTGTCTCCGGCCACGGCAGACCTTGAGCTATGGCATAGCCTCTCAGGGGCTGCTGCGTCTTCGCAATATCTCTTTCTGAAGAATTCTGAACAAGGGTTTCTTCTTGATAGCACGCTGACGCTCTCAGAAATCACGGATGTTGATTATCCGGCTTCTACCGTTCCTGGTGTTGTATGGCTTGACGGTACGTTTTACGTCATGGATTCGACGGCGAGAATCTACGGAAGCGACCTGAACAACCCTGCAGCGTGGAATGCGCTTAACTTCATTACTGCAATTAAAGAGCCTGGCAGCGGCGTAGCACTTGCCAAGTCACAGAACTATGTGATTGCGTTCAAGGAATGGAGTACGGAATTCTTCTTTGACGCAGGCAACGCAACCGGCTCCCCGTTGTCTCCGGTCGATAACGGGTTCTCGCTTATTGGGTGCGCTTCCGGGGAATCTCTTGCAGAAGTGGATGGAACGCTGTTCTGGGTATCTCAGACAAAGCAGAATGGGCGCGGCGTTCATATGATGATTGGCCTTGAGTCAAAGGACATTACGACGCCAAGCATTCAACGCATTTTGAATCGAGACACGCTTTCGAGTCTCGCCGCTTATGGCTTGAAGATTGGCGGGGCTGTTTGTTATGTCCTGACGCTCAAAGGCACCGGCATCACGGTCGTCTATAACGTCCAATCCGGGAAGTGGTCTGAATGGACTAGCCTGACTGCTGGCACCCCTCAGTCATGCACGATTACCAGAAGCGGCAGCGTGGCAACAGTCGTTAGCGCAGGTCACGGGCTGGCTGACGGTGATCCGGTGCTTATCGCTGGCGCAAATGACGTTGAATACAACGGAACGCATCAGGTTAATTACATAGATTCCGACACGTTCTCTTTCCATGTAGCTCATTCTCCTGTCTCTCCTGCCACTGGAACGATTACATGCACCGGCTATACCTCGTCTTATTTCAAGCTGACCAAGCACGTTAAAGCACTTGGGAAAGACATTCTCTTGCATGAATCGAACGGGCATATCTACATCCCGAAGGATCTGCATGGAAAGGATGACGCCCCGATTGATTTTGTTATCCGATCTGGAAAATTCGACGGCGACTCAATGCAGAGGAAGTCTTGCTCACGCACCGAAGTCGTTGGCAACAAAGTAGATAGCGAAGCCATGCTCAGATGGTCGGATGATGACTATCAATCGTTTTCCAAATATCGCCGCGTTGATCTGTCGGCGGAACAATCAAAGCTGAACCGTTGCGGTTCTTTCCGTCGCCGCGCTTTTGAATTGCGGCATGTAGCAGATACCACTATCCAGCTTTCTGCGCTGGAGATTGATCTAGGAGCGTAATCATGGGCCTTTTTGACTATGGCTTTTCACAACTCAAACCGGGTAACAACCTGAACCAGCAATTTCAGGATGAACAGCAAAAACGGAACCTTGAGAAGTCTTATGGTTTCTCGCTTCCGCAGTCGCAATCTCCTGAAGATCGTTTTTTCTCCACCATGTCCAAGTACATGGGCGGCAATGGAGCAGGGGCTTCAGGCGGCAGCAACTATTACGAAAACCGCCTGAAATCTCTGATGGAGAATCCGAACAGCATCCAGAACTCCGGTGCATATCGGTTTGCGTTTGACCAAGGGCAACAGGCGATTGAACGCTCTGCCGCTGCTAAAGGAATGTTGAATAGCGGGAACATCCTTGCAGAATTGGCTAGATATGGTCAGGGCATGGCTTCTCAGCAGTACGACAAGGAAGCCGACCGCCTTGGGCAATTCGCAATGCAGAAGGAAGCCAACGACATTAACCGTAGCGCAGCGAACAGCCGCAATGCGCTAACCATGATGGAAGCCTACAACAAAATGCCGCGCTTCGTGATTGCGTAAGGGGGAGTTATGAACCGACTTCTAGACCAGTTGCCGCTTAACACGCTGCGGAACAACATGACCGGGCAGACCTATCAATTCCAATCCGGCAAGGCTCCTGTTGGCGTGGATTACTCGCGCCCTGTGGAGTACATGGGCAAGAAAGCTTATTACGGCAAAGACGACCCGACCGCAGTCTATGACGCAGAGGGAAACAAGATTGCCAATCTGATTGCAGACGTTGCCGCGCACAATCGCGACCAAGACCGCGCTTACCTGATGCAGAAGCGCCAGATGGACTTGCAGACAGAAGCACTTCAGCAGAAGAAGATGCAACAGGAATTGTCCAACGCTGGTCGTGCGCCTGTCGGGTATCGCTACACTGCAGACGGCAATGGTATGGAAGTCATCCCCGGTGGGCCTGCAGACCTCAAGGCGCAAGCTTTGGATGCCAATAAAGCCGCTGGTGCTGCTGACGTAGATTTGGCGGTTGGCACTCTGAGAGATGCATATGACCGACTAGACCAAGGCGGCGGCATTACCAATACCAACAAGGGAACGCTTGATAACATCGTCGCCGGGGCTTCCTCGTCGGCTCCCGGTCAGATGGTCGGCAAGATGCTCGGCACCAAGAACCAGTCTGCCCGCAACGAGATTGAAATGACTCGTCCCGCCCTTCTGGCTGCGCTTATGAAGGCAACCGGAATGAGTGCGAAGCAGATGGACTCCAACGCGGAATTGAAGCTTTGGATGCGTACCGCTACAGACCCGACGCTTGATATTCAGGCCAACCGTGCCGCTTTGTCCAAGATCGAACAGAAGTATCTCCGTGGAGCGCAACCGCAACAGCAAGGCGGCGCACAGGTCATTTCCGAAGCCCGTAACGCAATCATGGGCGGCGCACCTCGCGAAGCAGTTATTCAGCGACTTGAATCAATGGGCATCACTAACCACGGGCTTTAATCATGGGCGCTTTTGACGATCTTGTACCGCAAAAAGGCGGCGCATTCTCCGACCTCGTTCCCGCCAAGGAAGCGAAGAAGGATAAATCCATCGGTGACTGGATTGCAGACACCTTTGGCCCGAACGGGAACCTTCGCGGCTCGGCTATCGGTGGCGCGATGCAGGGGGCTGCTGATCTTGGTGCAGGCGGCGTGCAGCTTGTCGCTAACGCGCTCGGAATGGGCGAAGGAGTCAACAAGAAGATTGCCGAGAAGGAAAAGGAATACCAGGACGCAAGAGCATCGGCAGGACGTGAAGGCTTCGACGCTGCCCGCATGGCAGGGAACGTAGCCATGACGCTTCCGCTTGGTGGTATTGGAGCACCGGCTCAAGGTGCATCAATGGCTGCACGTATCGGAACTGGGGCCGCTCAAGGCGGGGCAATGGCTGCACTTAACCCTGTGACCAACGGCGGAGAAAACTTCTGGTCTGACAAGGGTCAAGAAGTCATGTCCGGTGCTGTCGGCGGTGGCGTTATGGCTCCGGTTGCTGGTGCGCTTGGTCGCATCATCAGCCCGAACGCATCCAAGAACGCTGATATTAAACTCCTGCAACAAGAAGGGGTGGGCCTGACTCCCGGTCAAGCATTGGGAGGTGCTTGGAACTCTGCGGAACAAAAGCTAACATCGATTCCGGTTGTTGGCAGCATGATTGAAAAAGCCCGATCAAAAGGCGTGGAAGACTTCAACAAAGCCGCTTTAAATCGCGCTCTTAAGCCCATAGGCGAGGCGGCGGAAGAAACGGGCAACGCAGGTATTGCCGCAGCAAAAGAAGCGTTCAGCAAGGCATACGATGACGTTATCCCGAAGCTGAAGCTAGACACGACTGACGGCGGATTGGTGGGGAAACTTGCCAACCTTCGCGGCATGGTTCAATCATTGCCTGAGCGTGAGGCGCAAGCCTTTGATTCTGTCATTGCTCGGGAGATTGATGGGCGCATTGCTCCCAATGGTGTTTTGTCAGGGCAGAACCTTAAAGATGCTCTGGCAGCGATTCGCGACCAAGGAAAGAAGTTCTCCATTAGCCCCGATGCCTATCAGTCGGATTTGGGTCAGGCGTTCAAGCAGCTTCACAAGGAATTGCTTGACGAGATGATGGCGAAGAATGGCGCTTTGGGTCAGCAGTTGAAGAAGGTTGATACCGGTTACGCCAATTTCAAACGTGCAGAACGTGCCGCATCGTCTGTCGGGAATGCCGGTGGTGATTTCACTCCTGCTCAACTGTTCAACGCTACCAAAGCACTTGACCGCTCTAAGGACAAAGGCGCGTTTGCGCGTGGTCAGGCATTGATGCAAGACCTTGCAGGGGCAGGGAAGCGCGTCATGGGGAACACTGTTCCTGACTCTGGAACAGCGGGTCGCATGTTGCTTAGTGGCGGCGCTATTGGTGGCCTTGCTGCTGCCATGAGTGGCGACGCTTCTGTATCGCCGGGGGCTGTAACTGCTGCCGCGCTTCCTGTCGCTCTTTATAACCCTGCAGTCAGGAATGCGCTTGTAAAGGCAATCACGAAGCGTCCTGATATGGCCGATGACGTTGCCAATGCGCTACGTCAATACCTGCCTATTGCTGGCGGTTCTTTGGCGCTTGGTCTGAATCAGTAGGCTTCTCGCGCCAGTCTCTATAGCCGAGTTTATAGAGCCATTTCATCCAAACAGGTTTAAGGGCAATAAGCCCCACCACGATCCCCGATTGCAGGGCGATTCGTAGGAGTCGTTCGCTCTCAGTTTCCATAGGGTCATCATATGTCACAAAACACGCTCTCGCAACCGCCAAGGAAAGATGACGGCAGGTTCGATGACTGGATTTATCGGCTATGGAAACGAGTCGCCGGGGCGGCGCAAATCCTGTGGAACCAGATCGACCTGACCGGGGCTGAGTTTGTCGGGGACTCCGGCAGCGGTGGGCAGAAGGGCATTGTTCCGGCTCCGGCAGCAGGGGATGCGTCCAAGTTTCTCAAGGGCAATGGAACGTGGGCAATTGTCTCTGGCGGCAGTGGCAGTGCTATTGCTTCCAACGTCATCAGTTCCGATACGACGATTGATGCAGATACGTCCTACATCGTTCTAAGTTATCTCACGGTCAATGCTGCTCTGACGGTCAATGGAAATCTCGGTGTTATTGCTGCAGGAGGATCAAGTCCTGGCGGCGGTGGTGGAGGTTCCGGTGATGTGGTCGGCCCGTCTTCCGCAACAAACAATGCCGTAGTTGTATTTGATGGAACGACCGGCAAGCTGATTAAGCAAGGCGCAGCAGGTAGCGATTACGTCAAGCCTGACACTGCCACGAACTTTACCGCCACGCAACGACCGGACTACGGCACTACGTCAATCAGCACGACCTCTACGCATACGTTTGACGGGGCAGACCAGATCCGGGAATTCACCCTCACCAACACCATTACGGTGACGTTTGGCGCTCCAACAGGGATAACTCAGTACGCGATGTACAAGTTCATTCTTAAGGCTGGAGACACGAACGCTCGGACGTATTCGTGGAACTCTGCCTACAAGTTCCCGTCTGCTGTTTCTGCATTGACCAATGGAACGACGACAAACGGTGCTTTCGACATCATCACCTTTATCGGTGGTGCGTCTAATACGCTGATCTTTGAGGGGGTCTGTCGGGATGTTCGGTAACTGCGGCGGACTTGATAAAGGCGACCTCAAGTATTCACTGCAATTTACTCGCGCAAGTAGTGAATATATGTCTAAGGCGCTGACGACGCCGACAAGCCAACGAATATTCACCATTTCCGTATGGCTTCAAAGGTCAAGCACAGGAACCTATCAAGTCATCCTGAATGATGGATATACGTCCAACGCAGGAAGCCTTTATTTCCTGAACACAAACGAACTTTCTTTTGAGATTCAGGACACGGTTACTGTTCGCGGCATCACTACAACCGCGACATATACAAGCACATCCGACCTTCTGCACATCGTTGCGGTGTGTGACACGACCAGCGCGACAAACACCATTACAGGCTCATCAACCGACCGACTCAGGTTGTATGTCAATAACTCTCAAATCACATCGCTGACCGCATCCGTCCCTGCCCAGAACTACGACCCGACTATGAATGCGTCTGGTACTACGCACATGCTCGGCAGGCTCGGGGATGGAACCATCAATTACTACCTTGACGCCAAGTTATCCAGATTCGTTTTCATTGACGGACAAGCATTAGACCCGTCTGCGTTTGGACGATACAACGCTTCCGGCCAATGGGTAACAAAGACGGTTTCCGAGATTGCCGCTCTTGCAAGTGGAACGGGTGCAAATAACGTCATGCTGGAATTCAACGACAACAGCAGTGCGTCTGCTCTCGGTAACGACAACAGCACCAAGAACAACGATTACACGGTGTTTTCGCTTTCAACCTCTGATCGTTCGATTAACTACTAAGGAAAATCATGGGACAGATTCTTCTCCCTGAAGGCGCATCACCTGCCACGCCTTTGACCGGAAACGTAGCCATTTACGCCAAGACTGACAGCGTTCTGTATATGAAGGATGACGCAGGAACGGAAACGGCGCTGGCCGATCCGAACACACTCAAGGCGAACGTAACGGACACGCTAACGGTTGGATATACGACGACCAGTTATTCGGATGGCACTGTCTCGACGGGAACGCTAACACCAAATCCTGACCTGGGGAATATGCACCATTACACCAACGGGGGAGCGCATACGCTTGCCCCTCCAGCTTCTTCCTGTTCAATGATTATCGAAATTACCAACAACGCATCTGCAGGCGCAATCACTACGTCAGGATTCACCAAAGTTACCGGAACTTTCACGACGACCAACGGGCATAAGTTCATTTGCAATGTTGTGAAAAGCCAAGGCAATTCGCTTCTTCAGATCCAGGCGCTGCAATAATGTTTCCGTTCCCAATAATGTTCAACGCTTCGGCTGGCGGCCCACCTCCGTCTGTTGAATATCTTGTCGTTGCCGGTGGTGGTGGTGGTGGATCTGCCCGTAGCACGGCGTCTGACAAATCAGGCGGCGGCGGCGGTGCAGGGGCGTTCCGTACCGCGACCGGATTTGCTGTTTCGTCCGGTTCTCCGATCACTGTAACGG